AGCCAGATCAATTTCCACGTGAGGAAGTTGAGTTACTTGCGTGAGACAATGACGATGCATCTTCATGTAAGCGTCATGTCCATTACCATAGGCTCCACCTGATGGTACCCACGCAAGAATATATCTACCGGATTGGAATTTTTGGGCATTAACTACAAGCCGGATTTTCATATTTGCCCTAATGGCGTATCTTCCCTTCAATTTGCTTAAGTAAGGCTCTTTTTGACAAATGTCAGCTAGAGGACGAAAGTTTGAAAAGGTAGTGCCATTATCAGTGGTCGACAAAACTCCAGTGGCATATGAATAGGGCCTTTCCAAAAATTGGATAAGACCAGGATCATCACCATCAGAGGAATTCTTTAAGAGCTCATCACCCAAATAAGCATCTATAACAGAATTCTGTGTAACAGTCGCGTCAGCAGAGAAAACGGTATTATCGGCTTCTCTAGTGACTAAGGGGGCCTGATTTGGAGTAATCGCGATGGTTGGATCAGGACCTTCCATCGAAACATTAGAATTAGAAGTAGCAAGTGAAAAACATAGATGTCAAGCACACTCAAACTTGACACCAGTAGGTACATCTGTAATAGAGATCTGATGAGTACCTCCACCCAACCCTTACCTAAGGAGTTAGGCGCCTATAACCCGAGGAGGGCAGTATTAGGTCTGCACCTTGGTATTTAGTAGATTAACTGACTACTAAGTATGAAAGCTTTACAGGTTTCATACTCAGTACGTTCAGGACACCACTGAAGACGCTCTTGACAAGCCGCTCGCATTAAAGGAGCGTACTCATTGAAAACGTCTCTACCATGAAGGGACAACTCATCAAGGGCCAATTGAACATTGGTCCTAGTGATTTCTAACTCCATATTGGCCTTTTTCTTGGTCCAATAGGGTATTTCGAGAACGACCCCAAGTTCAAGTGGTGCAACGTAATGCTGTAAAACATTATCGAAAACCATCCTACGCTTGAGAAATTCATCTCATCAAGGGTTCGTAACTCAGGAAGAGCGGGACCCTTGGTATCAGAGGTATACACGAGGCCCATAACTTCCATACCATCAGCGACTTTAGATTCTGTAAAAGAATCTCTATAAGAAGC